ATACACATCAGTGATTGATTTCCTGAGTGATTATGGCAGTTCCATCAAACAACATTTCAAGAATCAACAAGGATCGCTTGGAATTGATGTGAATATGTCAAAGATCAGTGTGTGCACTACGTGCGCGAAACCAAGCTACGCCTGTACTTGTCCCAAAGTCCAGAGTGATGAACAAACTCAAGAACAAGAAACTACAACGGCTGACGAACGATCAGTGCCCAATGATTGGGTACCTGAAGTGAAGCCGAGTTGGACTACTCGTTGTGCTAAGACTTGCCTTAATTGGTATGTTGGATGCACTATGTGGTGGTTAGAACTCTCATGGAATATGTGGTTCTTGCGTTTAATGATGAAATATTGGGTTCTGCGGATTGTTATCTACAGAGCTCTGTCCTGGTGTATACCAGAGTGCGCTCAGTGTGTCTTGTTCGGCATACTGAACGGAGTGAATACCATGCCGGCCCGCTGGCGTGCCCTCTCTTCTCGCACTCGCTTAGTTGTGAGTGTGGTGAGTGTGGCCGCTGTTTCTGCGGGAGCTTACTATGGTGCTCGACATTTCATCTCCAAAGCCTCCAAATCTGCGAAAGAAGCAGTTAAGGTTGAAGAATTCCAATTGGATACTACAACCGATAGTGAATACGAGTATGAGGCTGAGGATTTGCCCACGCAGGGCAACAAGTTCAACACTACAGAAGAGCAACTCAAAAAAGAAGTCACTCAAAATGTGTGGTATAATGCCACTCTTGAGACGAGTCGTTTCGATCTACCTGTACCTAGTACGAGTTTGGTTGGAAAGACCCCCTCTGAAGTGAGAGATATGTTCGCACGAAACATTGTGCGCCTGAGTTGTCGGACGAGGGAAGGACCCAGTATCCGAGTGCGCCAAACTTGTGGAGTTTTTGTGTCAGGTGGCTATTTGCTAGCCCCTGCACACTTATATCGACACATGGAAGACGAATGTGATCTTGAGATCATTTCTGCTCCCATTGCCGATGGTGTGAGTAGTAATATGCACATCCGAGTGAAGAAAGGAGAGATCAAGTTTGATCGGCTCAAAGATCTCAGTATGTTGCGTGTGATTGCTCGTCCACCAGAGAAGAATATCCTCAAGTTTTGGGCAGAGAAAGAGTTTACAGTCACAAGAATGTGTGAGGTGCTAAGGACACCTGAGGGCAATGTGGATGTCGCCGAAGTTTTTGGCGTTGATCTATTGCCCGCGTGTCCAGTGCCTGATCTTGGACTGATTCTACCTGTATATCAAGGCACGAGTGATCGAGATACTGTCAATGGAGATTGTGGCTCACTCACTTTTGCGATGGTACCGTTAGGTGTCGCGATTGTGGGTATCCACCTGTTGGGTCGAGACAGAGCATGTGGCGTGCTACAAGTCATGAAATCAGATGTGGAAGCACTGTGTGCTGCCGTAGATGCTGATGAGATGATTCCCTTCAATGTGGAGGGTGGTGGTGCGCCTATGTTGTCTGTGCAGGATCGTCAAGTGCATGTTGGTGCGTTGAATGTTCGTTCTATGAGTCGTTATATTGCTCAAGGAACCATGCGCGTATATGGCACTTTGGATCTACCAGAACCACGCTATAAGAGTCGAGTTATCCCTACACTACTGAGTGAAGAGATGCAAGAACATTTTGGTGTGGAAATTGACCATGGTAAGCCAGCGATGCGAGGTTATGCACCGTGGCGAAACAATTTAGTCAAGATGGTGGAACCTGAGAACATTTTCGACCGTGTCGCATTCCAAGAGTGCGCTGAAGCGTTTGTGGATGATATTATCGCGGAATTGCCAGCTGGTTGGGAGAAGGAACTTGTTGTTCTATCTAACAAAGCAGCTGTGAATGGTGTGCCAAGTGTGAAATTCATTGATGGAATGAACCGGAATAGCTCAATGGGCTTTCCGTGGAATACCACAAAGAAGAACTACTTGGTGCCAGATCCGTGTGATGCATATCCAGACGGTGTCAACCTCCCCGATGAAGTCTGGGAGCGAGTGGCTGAGATTGAAAAGTGTTACGGAGAAGGCCGACGTGCTTATCCTGTGTTCTCAGCACACTTAAAGGACTGTGCTACACCTTTCGCCAAGATTGAAAAGAAGAAAACACGAGTCTTCACTGGTCAACCCGTTGACCATTGTATAGTAACTCGTAAGTATCTCCTATCATTTGTGCGTTTGGTCCAGAAAAACAAGTTCGTCTTTGAGGCAGGCCCTGGAACTGTGACACAATCCCCAGAGTGGGCTGCAATTCGAGAGTGGCTGATTAGTTTCGGCCCCGATCGTTTAGCAGCAGGTGACTATGGTAGTTACGA